GCAGACCAACACCCTGAAATATACGGTCCAAACTGTCAAAAACCTGGGTAAAAATTTCCTGACACAGATAGGGTCCAATATACTGCCTTATGTCAATGATCTGGCGGAGGCAGCCCTGCCAAAAGTACAAAACGCACTGGAGGCAACCGGGGACTATGTAGAAAAATCCATCATACCAACGGCAGAAAAGGCTGTGAAATGGATCGGGGAGAACAAGACGGCGATCCTTACCGTTGCAAGCGCCGCTGTAACCGCCGTGGGAGCCTTTAAGGGCCTGCAGGTGGCAACTGCCGCCGTGGGTGCGGTGAAAAATCTGTCCACCATTTTCAAGGCGGCATCCGGCGGAGGGAAAATACTAAATGCGGTATTGAGTATGGGCGGTGTAAAGCTGGCCATAATTGCCGGAATAATCGCAGCGGTGGCGGCGGGTTTCGTCCTGCTGTGGAACAAAAGCGAGAAATTCCGGGAAACCGTCATGGTCCTGTGGGGCCAGCTGCAAGCCCTGGGCGGCGCTCTGGCCGATATGGCGGGCGCTATATGGGCAAAGGCCGCCCCCCTGCTGGAAATGCTGGGAAATGCGCTGCTGAATGGACTGGAGCGGGCGGTGGATCTGCTGGCCCCGGTGGCCGGGAATATCCTGGGCATATTTACCGGAATAGCTGATTTTATCACCGGCGTGTTTACGGGCGACTGTGATAAAGCCCTGCAGGGCCTCCAAAATATTTTTGGAAATGCGCTGGCCGGGCTGGGCAATCTGGCTATGGCCGGATTTACTGCCATTCTGGAGATCGGCACATCTATCTGGCCCGCCATAGACAACGCGGTACAGGCCGGGATCGCCGCTATTTCCAGCCGTTTCCCGGTGCTGGGGGCCGTCCTGGGATCCCTGTGGGCCACCGTTCAAAAAGTGTGGTCCAATATCCAGGTGATCCTCCAGAACGCGATCCAGTTTGTCCAAAATGTTTTTGCGGGCAACTGGTCCGGCGCCTGGCAGAACATAGTAAATATTTTCAGCACGATTTTCAGCACCGTGGCCTCCATAGCCATGGCCCCCATGAATATGCTGGCCAACGGGGTGCAGGCCGCCATCAATTCCGTGGCCGCGTTCCTGTCTGAAAAATTCCCATTCCTGGGCGCCCTCTTTTCCGGCTGGGCCGCCAGCATTTCCGCCGCCATTGAGAACATAAAGGCAATTTTCAGCGGAATTATTGATTTTGTCCAGAATGTATTTTCCGGGAACTGGTCCGCAGCGTGGCAGAACATCGTGGATATTTTCGGAAATCTATTCGGCATGATCGTCAATCTGGCAAAAGCCCCCATTAACGGGGTTATTTCCGCCATCAACTTTGTGCTGGAGAAGATCAACGGCATTTCTGTCACGATCCCGGACTGGGTGCCGGGTGTGGGCGGGACCACCCTGGGCTTTAACATTCCCACCATTCCGCAGCTGGCCACCGGCGGCATTGTCACCGCCCCCACCATCCTGGAGGCGGGCGAGGGCGGCGAGGCGGAGGCGATCCTGCCCCTGTCCAAGCTGGCCGCCATGCTCCAGAGCGTGGCCAACGCGCCGGAGATCCCGGACATGGGGAACCGGGAGGACGGCCAGGAGGAGGCGCCCCTGGCCCAGCTGGCCAAAATGCTGGACGACTGGACCAGGAACAACAAACCGGACCCGCATGGGCCGGGCCAGGGCGGCGGTGGCCGGGATCTCCCGGACCCGCCGCGCCCAGGAGGAAACGACGCCCCGCCCCCGGCGGGCGGACAGAACCCGCCGGGCGGCGTGGACACGATCACCTTTGCCCCTGTATTCAACTTCTACGGCCCAACCACACCAGAGCAAGCAAAAGAGGCGGGACAAATCAGTTTTGCGGAGTTCAAGCGTATGTATGACCGGATGAAAGCGGAGGAGCGCCGCAAGAATTTGAGCGCGTCCACACGGTAAAGGAGGAGCGGACCATGGCAGGCACATATACCACCCGGCAGGGGGACGCCTGGGACGCTATCGCCCACCGGGTTTATGGCAGCGTGAAATATACCGGCTGGCTGATGGAGAACAACCACCCCCACCTGGACACGTTCCGGTTTCAGGCCGGGGTGGTCCTCCAGACGCCGGATCCGCCGGCGGACAGTCTGGCGGATAATATGCCGATATGGAGGACCGAGGCATGAGGACACGGCGGGCGTATGTGGATCTGATCTGGAACGGCGCGGCTGTGTCCGGGAAAATGAGCGGCTACCAAAAGGACGTGACCTATACAGACCCGGCCAGCGGAGAGGCGGACAGCATAGACGTTTCGATCCATGACCGGGGCGGGACGTGGATCGGCCCCTGGTTTCCTGAAACCGGGGACACCCTGGCGGCCACCATCAAGGCCATGGACTGGGCCGGACCGGGTGACACCCGGATCCTGCCCTGCGGGTCCTTTGTGCTGGACAACTTCAATTTTTCCGGCTGGCCCATAGCGGGCACCATTTCCGGCGTGTCCGTCCCGGCGGACAGTTCTTTCCGGGAAACCGAGCGGAGCAAAACCTGGGAAAATGTCACCGTGGAGGAGATCGGAAAGGAGATCGCGGGCCGGGCAGGCGTGTCCCTGTCCTATGACGTGGAGGGCGGCCCCATTCAGATCAAGACCATAGAGCAATCCGAGCGGACAGACTGCGATTTTTACATGGAACTGTGCAGCACCTACGGCCTGGCCATGAAAGTCTATTCTAAAAAAATCGTGGTATTTGACCGGGAGGCATACAAGGCCAAAGGGCCGGCGGCCACCATCACCCCGGACATGATCCAGTCCTGGAACTGGGACCGGAAACTGGCCGGCACCTACACCGGCGGGGAGTACACATACACGGACCCCGGCACCGAGGAGGAAATAAAGGTCAACGTGGGAGAGGGTCCCCGGATCCTGAAAGTTTCCGGCAAGGCGGACAACAAAGCCGACGCGGAGCGCAAGATCAAGGCGGCGGTGGCCAACGCCAACCATGGCGCCAGCAAAATGTCCGTGACCATCATGGGCACCGCCTCCCTGGTGGCCTCCCAATGCGTGGCCATGGTGGGCCTGGGGAAACTGTCCGGGAAATATTACATTGACCAGATCACCCACCACATCGGCGGCAGCGGCTACACCATGGACCTGGACCTGTCCCTGGTGGAATGAGGAGAGGAGGCGCACATGGGAAACGAGATCCGGCTGGGCAAGGTTTCAGCCGTGGACCACCCCGCCGGCATGGTGCGGGTGGTGTACCACGAAAAAGACGACGACGTGACCCGCATGATCCCCATTCTGTCCACGGTTTTTTCCGGGGTTTACAGTATGCCGGAGGTGGGGGATCAGGTTTTGGTCCTCCATCTGTCCAATGGCACCGAGGCCGGGGTGGTCCTGGGCCGCCCCTGGAGCGAAAAGACCAAGCCCCCGGAGGGGGCGGAAAAGCTGTACCGCCTGGACATGGACCGCGCCCCCGGCGTGGCCATGGTCCGCTATGACGGCAAGGCCAAGGACCTGACGATCCACTGTGACGGGACCCTGAACATTACGGCGGGCGGCGCCATCACCATCAACGGGAAAACCATTGACCTGAACTAAAGGAGAGGAGGCGGAGGCCATGCCGGCGGCAACACGCAAAGGGGACCAATGCACCGGACACGACGCCTGCCCACCTGTTCCCCTGGTGGAGTATAGCCCGGACGTGAATATAAACGGACGGGGCGCTGGCCGGGTGGGGGACCACTACGCCGCCCACGGCTGTGTCACACACCCCGGACACCAGGACGTGATCGCCGCCGGGAGCGCCACGGTATTTGTCAACAAAAAGCCCGCCGCCAGGATCGGGGACGCCGTTTCCATCGGCGGGACGGTCCAGGACGGCAGCGGGAATGTGAGGATAGGGGGGTAAGCTGTGGCCATTGGATCGCTGGGCGGGATCGTCTTTCAGGTGAGCGACAGCGCCGTTTTGACCTTTAAGGGAATGACCCGCGAGGTTTCCAGCCGGTGGGTAGAGCATGAGGTCATGGGCGTAAAGCCGAAACCGGAATTTTTAGGGGCAGGCAATCAAAAGATCACCCTGCCCATTACCCTGTCCGCCGGCCTGGGCGTAAAACCCCGCAAAATGCTGGAACTGGTGGAGCGCATGGTGGAAAGCGGCGACGCGGAATATTTGATCATAAAGGGCAGGCCGGTGGGCCGCCACCCGTTCCGCCTGACCGCCTCCAGTGAAACATGGGGGGATATGTACGGCCACGGCGAACTGGCCAAGGCAAACCTGACCATTACCCTGGAGGAATACACATGACACACGGGACCAACTTGCAGCTGTACGACTTCAAGCTGGAATACACGTTCCAGGACAACGCCCTGGCGGAACTGGACCGGCAGCTGGCCCTGCTGCTGTCCACCCAGGTGGGCACCATGCCGCTGGATCGGGAGTTTGGGATCCAACAGAACTATGTGGACAAGCCCCCGGAGGTGGTAAAAAGCCTATACACGGCGGAGGTAACGAAAAAGGTCCCGCAGTTCATTCCATGGGTGCGGGTCTATGAGGTTACATGGAATTATGGAGAACAAGGGCACATCAAGCCAAAGGTGGTGATCACCCGTGCCTGAAATTTCGGTAGTGAAGAACCTGCCGGACGTTAGTTTCATCGACGGGGCAACGGTGGAGGATATACGCGGGGAAATGGTGGCGGACTATGAGGCATTTATGTCCCAGGCCACCGGGCGCCCGCTGACCCTGGACCGGGCAAGCCCCCACCGTATGGAGTTATACGCGGCGGCGGCGCAAATCTACCACGCCCTGCAGTACATTGACCGAGCGGGCAAGCAGAACCTTTTGAAATACAGCTATTCCAATTTCCTGGACCACCTGGCGGCCTTTAAGGGGCTGACACGGGAACCGGAGGCGGCGGCCACCACCACCCTGCGCTTTACTCTTTCGGCGGAGCGGGAGGCGGCCACGGGGATCCCGGTGGGCACCAGGGCGGCGGTGCCGGACTGGTCCGTGTACTTCGCAACCACCCAATACATGGAGATCCCGGCGGGGGCCATGTCGGTGGACGTGCCGGCGGCCTGTACCATGACCGGAGAGGCGGGCAACCGCCTGGCCGTGGGGGAACTGTCCAAGCTGGTGGACCCGATCCCCTACATGGCCAGCGTGTCCAATATCACCGTGACCGCCGGAGGCGCGGAGGTGGAGAGCGACGACCACCTGGCGGAGCGGGTTTACCTGTTCCCCGGATCCTACTCCACCGCCGGACCGGAGGCAAATTACAAATACCACGCCAAAAAGTTCAACGTGAACGTGGGCGACGTGGTGGTGGTGAGCGACCAGGCGGCGGGCACCGTGGATCTTTATTTCCTTATGACGGACGGGAGCAAACCGCCGGAGGAAATGATCACCGGCCTGGAAAACTACCTGCGGGACAACAACATTAGACCCATGACGGACCTGGTGCGGGTGGCCGCCCCGGCGGAGGTGGAATACTCCATCGACCTGACCTATTACATCAACCGGAGCGACAGCAACCGGGCCGTGGACATTCAGACCGCCGTGGCCGCCGCTGTGGGCCAATATACCGCATGGCAGCGGGCCATAGGCCGGGACATTAACCCCTCCAAGCTGGGGGAAATGGTCATGGCGGCGGGGGCCAAGCGGGTGGAAATGGCCGCCCCCGCCCACCAGATCGTGGGCGCCAAGTCCGTGGCGCTGCTGACCGGCCAGGCCGTCCGCTATGGAGGGCTGGAGGATGATTGACCTACGGGGCAGCCATTTCACGGACATTATGCCGGAGAACCTGGCCAGCCAACTGGAAACCCAGGCTTTTGCCTACGCCCTGGGGCGGCAGATCGAAAAGCTGTGCGCCTACGCGGACGGGGTGCATATTTACGCCGCCGTGGCCTCCATGCCGGAGAAGATCCTGGACGTGCTGGCGGTGGAACTGCGGACCCCGGCCTATAATCAGAAATTTTCCATTGAGGTCAAGCGGGCGCTGATCGAGGGGACCCTGACCTTTTACGCCCGCATGGGCACCCCGGCAGCCTGTAACCAGATCATAGAAACCATTTTCGGCAGCGGCTACATAGAAGAATGGTTTGACTATGACGGAAACCCCCACCATTTCCGGGCGTATGTGGGCGACGGCGGGCAGGTGGACCCCACGGACCTGGCGGAGTTCCGGCGGGTCCTGGCTAATGTGAAACGCCTGTCCAGCTGGCTGGATGAAGTGATCACCATTTCCACCTTTGAGGAGGAGATCCTGACCTTTGCCGGCTACCTGGATCCGGGCTATTCCGTGACCACGCTGCCGGAGGCGCCCATGGACTACGACCACAACGCCGTGGCCGTCCTGATCGGCGCGGTGGGGTCCATCAACACCACCACGCTGCCGGAGGGGGCCGTGGACCTGGACGCGGACGCCGTGGCCTGCGGCGCATTTAGTACATTTACCGCCACCACCATACCGGCGGCGGAGTAAGGAGGAAAAAATGTTTTACGGTTTTGTGATCACCGAGGCCGGAAACCAACTGCTGGCCAAAATGGTGGCGGGGCAAACGCTGAAACTGTCCGGCGTGTTCATGGACCTGGGGACGGTGGAGGACAAGGAAACCGCCCGCCAGCTGATCGCCCCCCTGGAGCCGGGACCGGCGGGCACCAGCACGGTTCCCACCGTCAAGGGCAACCAGGTGGGCATGATCGTCCAGTTCCGCAGCGACCTGGACGGCGGGCTGAAAGAGGACAAATGGATCGGCGGTTTCGGCGTCTATGCGGAGGACCCGGACACCGGGGACCCCGTTATGATCTACTACGCCAGCCTGGGGCACCAGCGCCAGCCCATAGCGGCCTATGTGGAGGGGACCGCGCCGGACGTGCGGAATTTCCCCATTTCCATCCGTGTCACGTCCGGGGTGGACGCCACCCTGACCTATCCGGCGGGGGCGTGGATGACTGCGGAGGACGTGCTGCTGTACTTCAATGAAACCATCAAGCCGGAACTGGAGGCAGCCCTGGCCGGGCTGATCGAGGCCCACAACACCGACGAAAACGCCCACCCGGACCTGGCGGCGGCGGTGGCGGAGGCCCTGCGGATCGCCAGGGAGGCCCTGGAGGCGGCGCAGGCGGCGGACGGTAAGGCGGACACCGCGCTGGCGGCAGCCCGGAAAGCGTTGGAGGACGCGGAGGCGGCCATGGCGGCGGCCAGAGCGGCCCAGGAGGCCGCAGAAACGGCGCAGAAAGCCATTACAGACCTGACCAGCACCATTGACGCGGTGCCCAGTCAAAGCGGCGTGTTGACCTTTACAGGGGCGGAGCAGGCACCCGTCTGGAACAACTACAACCCCGCCGCCCTGATTATGACCGGGGAAACCACGGGGACCAACGCCGGGACATATACGGCCACCTTCACCCCCGTGGAGGGCTACAA